TTCGCTCAAAATCCTTTGCAGTGGCTAGGTTGTTGCCATCAGTCTGCCCAAACTTGAAGGGATACAGAATCTCTGAAGGTGCGCCATTGGTAAGAATGGCTTTCCCAGGCTTGACTTCAAACTTAGCACCACGGGGCAGACGGGTTGCATCCATTGCAATCATGGGGCTGGTGGTCAGCGCCAATGAATCCAAGTGAGAACGAATCTGAGCATCAATAGCCTTTTGCATATTGAAGGCTTTTTCCACTGTGCCACGCCCAAGCAGACGATTGGGAACAGTGTCATCTTGGTAGGTCAGAACAGGGCGATCCTTCATCATGTAAGGATTTGCTTCAGCTTTCAGCAACTGCCCATCGTTGGCAATCACGACAATGGCCTCAACCATGTCTGAATATTCTTCAGCAGCGGAACTCTCAGGGAACAAATCAACAATATTCTTGTTTTCTTCAAGGTTCTCTAAGTACTCACGGGGAACCAAACCATAGTAGGTGAGCAACAATACCTTTTCATCCTGATACTGGCTCACCTCTTGGGTGGGTTCTAGGTCAGTGTCTTCATAAGTGGGCGTAATGTCTACTTTGCGATAGATTCCACGCTCAATGCCTTCAACAATTTTATGAATACTTATGTATTTCTCTATAGCGACCCCCATACAGTCATCGACTGAGGTTCCATTGGGGTCAAAAAGGAAGTTCTTTGGATTTACAGGTGAAATTCTGACTGAAATACGCTCTTTTTCCACTACGCCAATGGCGGCTTGGCCCATTTGCCCAGGAATTGCCTGAGTAGAGGGTACAAACTGCTTTTCAGTCTTAACGACAATCTCGCCAATGCCTGTGCCGTAGATTTCTGCCATCAACTCAATGGCATCAATGGATTTACGAATCTTGTCCCGCTTGAAATCCTCCATCAACTGGGCTTTTAGGACTCCAACATCAATGGGGTTGTTGTTCACATCCCGAATGTCATCTTGAATGTCAAAGAACTCGCCTTGACCAAAGATAGCTTCCATGATCTCAGCATGGCGAGTCTCTACAGCTTGTTGTGTGGCAGGGGTTACGATGCGTGAACGCTCAGACTCACGGGTTTTGTCTTCAGATGCCCACTGACCACGAAAGATGCGCTCGTATTCCAGATAATCGGGCAGGTAGTTGGTATCTCTCCAATCACGCCAGCGGTTGCAATGGTCAGTAACAAAATCAGTCAGGTCTTTATCAGCCTCAGTAGGCTCATAAAACTCACCTTGCTCTAGCTTGATTTCTTTATCTGTTGCCATAGTGTTACCTTATAGACGAACCGATTGTATTGCCAAAAGGGTCTGTGTACATGAGTTGTTGTTCAATAGTGCTGTTTTCTTGCAGAAACATATTAGGGTTATAAGTTATATTTATTGGTCTACCTTCTGCACCCAAAAACGCTTCACCAATTTTTCCAGCCATTCCTTTTAGGTAATCTTTAGACCCAATATTTTGAACACCTGTCTTAGCAAGAGTTAATATTTTTTCTGTTGCGCTCATTTTTCCAAATTCTTCAACATTATATTCTCTTGCTGGATTTATAAAATCATAAAAATCTGAAACTTTTATTGAGCCATCAGGATTTATTTTATAAGTAAACCTGCCTAATGTATTTTTTATAGGATTGTTTTCAGCATAATCTTCATATTGAACATTTCCCAATCCTTCTTGAATTTGTTTTTCATTAAAAAGTGCTTTTGCTTTTGCGTCTTCTAAAGCATTTTTAAGATAGTTAGTTAATTTTTGTCCTTTTAGATTTGCTTCTTCAGGAGATTTTGCATCTAAATTTACTCTAGCCCCTTGCCTTGCCATTGTTTGGCTTTGCACATCTGCTGGTAAATCAGAAAATTTTTCTGCATTTTTAATTGTTTCAATTTTTTGTTGAAGTCTTACTCTAGAAGTTTGAATAGCATCATTAAGATATTTAAGTTCTTCTAGAGTTAAATCGCTTTGTGTCAAAGATTTTGTTTTATCTCCAAACATAGTTTGGGTATAGAACCTTGCTGGAGAAGGAACTATTTTCTTTACAACACCGAATAGACCTTCATCTGCCATAACTTAAACCCCCGATATGATGTCTACAGGCTCCCACTCTTCATCTTCTTCGGCCTCAAAGTAAGATGTTACAGCCAATTGGTCAATATAACTCAAAGCATCAGGAAGGTCATCATGTACGCCATTGGCAGGAAACATCAAGAGTTGGTCAGTGAAGTCATCCCAATCTTCTTCAGAGTTCAGCACAATACGCCCATGCTCAAACCGCCCTTGGAGACTCCAGATGATTCTGTCTGTCTTTTTCCTGTTGCCATGCGTTAGGTCAACTATGTGGGAATATACATTATTTTTCCGCATCAAGTCACTGAGGTAGGGCAAAACAGCGTTTTTAAGTGCACCACGCTCGATTCCCACCGAAATTGGCCTGTAATCGCGCATCTTCATCAGGATTTTGGCAGCAGTTTCCCGAATGTCCCACCGCCCGTGATCGATCTCTTTAACAAACCATTTACCATCATCAGTGACTTTGACCACTGCAATGGCACTCTCATCTAGCCTTTTCTTTGCGTTAGCAGCTTGTTTAGCCACTTCTTCAAATCCTGCCAAGTCGATTGCAATGAAGTAACTACCATACTCAGGTTCCACACCATATTTGATCCAATCTTCTTTAAAAACATCGCTTCCTGCGTTGTCAAAGGATGCCAAGTATTCTTGCTTGAAAGCAAATGAACTCAGCGTCTTCTTGGCAGACTCAATCTCAGTTGGGTCTATCAATGGGTTGTCTTGGGTTGTGAAGTGCCATGACTTCCAATCAGGATCAGACTCTTCTTGGCCCATCTTGAACAGATCATAGAACCAGTTGCGCCCCTTGGGAGTGCCGATGAATATGGCTCTGCCTTTTTTGTCTGACAAAGAAGCCCTGATAACTTGCTCCCAGGCTTCAGGCTTAATGTCCGCAACCTCGTCTAGCACCGCATAGGTAAGAGACACACCCCGCAGGGTATCTGGTCTATCAGCACCACGAACATAAATCTTTGCACCATTTATCATGGTGATGTCCATATTGTTGATATGACTAGCCTGGATAACATCCCTTCCAATCTCTAACAACACATCCCAAATGATCTGCCTTGCCTGTCCATTGGTAGGCGCAACATAGAGGACTGCACTTCCTGCTGGACAACGCAATGCTTCAATAATTAGCGTAGTAGCCGCTAACCTAGACTTACCACAACGCCGACCAGCAGCCACAACCTTAAACCTTGTTTTATCAGCAAAGACTGTTTGTTGCCAAGGAAGGAGTGAGAAGTTGAGATCAGACATTATTTCTTCATCATTTGCATGACCTGCTCTTGTAGCTTTTGAGCCTCAAGAGTCTGATCTAGTGTGGCATTTTTTGCAGATGGATCGTTAGAAAGAATCCTAGCCAAGATAGATTGTTTGGCAGCTACAGGGTCTTTCTCGTATTCTGTTCCAGCAAACATTTTCTCCTGAGACTTTGTTAAGTCAAAGTTTGGAGCAACATTGTTTTGCCTCATGTAAATCCGCAAAGCCTCATTCCTTGCGACTGCTTGTTGTTCAACAGGACTTAGTTCTGAGTATGGGTTCAGAATGATTTTGTCATCTTCAGCAGCCATGCCGCCAACCTCTGGTCTTTGCTTGAAAAAGTCAAGTTCACCAGGGAAAGGCTTTCTTGTTCCATACATTTTGACAAGGAAATCCACTTTTATTCCTTCGCTTGTACATCAGTCACATCTTGCAAGGGTTCAATCTCTACGCCACCAATGCCTGTGATGTTGATGGTAACGGCATTCCTTTGCTTGCCTTCTTTCTCAAACAAGCTGACGGGAAGCATTCTGTCCATACAGAGTTTGAGCATAGCGGCCTGTGCGGGGTGTTCATCATTCATGGCAATCTCAATTGCTTTGTGAACAACATTGGAACCTGCACTGTTTATCAGGAGGTCTTTGAGTTCTTTGATGCGCTGAACTTCAGTCTTTGGCAGGAGAGCCGCAGGTCTTT